GGGCTGTTCACGGCAAGGCCGAGAAGCACGAAGAAATGAAGCGCCGCATGAGTGATGCAATGAAGCGCGCGCAATCAACCGCATCAGCAAACGTCAAATATGATCGACCGCTAGAGTTGGCGTTTCCAGAATGGATCAAGGGAGAAGTGGCATGAAACAGCCAGAATATCAGGGCGACGGATGGGCGTTGCACAATAGCGATTGCATCGAAGGCATGTATGCCATGCCGGAAAACAGCGTTGATTGTTCTATCTTTTCCCCGCCGTTCGGGGATCTGTTTGTTTACAGCGACAGCGAACGCGATCTTGGCAACGCCGGAACTGGCGAGAAATTCATTAATCAATATAAATTTTTTGTCAGAATCGTTGACGCGCGTTCTGCGCCCCGGTCGCATTGCATGCGTTCACTGCACAGACTTACCCATGCGCAAAGGCCGCGATGGGGCTATTGGGCTGCAAGACTTCTCAGGCGACCTAATCCGCGCGCACACGGCGGCGGGACTGATCTATCATGGTCGCGCAACGATCTGGAAAGACCCCGTAGTAGAGATGCAGCGCACCAAGGCGCTGGGCCTGCTTCACAAGACAATATGCAAGGATAGCAGCATGAACCGCGTGGGGATGCCTGACTACATGCTGTTTTTCCGCAAGAATGCAGTGAACGATAGGCCCATAGAGCATACGAGCAATCTCGGAGGCGGAAAGTGGAAGAATGATAATCCAATAAAGATTGCGCGCGAGTGGCTGGAAGAATTATCTCGCGAAGGCCTTTGCGCTGGCGTGCCGCCCGATGATGTTTTAGCCGAACTGGTCAAAGAGGCGGAATTTACCATTGACGAATGGCAGGCACTAGCCAGCCCTGTATGGATGAACATTCAGCAGGGCAATGTTATGCGCAATTTCCGAAAGGCGAAGGGCGCAAACGACGAGAAGCACGTTTGCCCATTGCAGCTTGACGTTATCCGCCGGTGCCTGCGCCTATACACCCGCCCCGGCGATGTGGTGATGGACCCATTCAACGGCATTGGATCGACTGGTTATGAGGCGCTAAAACAGCGGCGCAAATATATTGGGTTTGAACTCAAGGCCGAGTATGCGGCGCAGGCGGATATGAACTTGCAGGATGCCGCACAGCACGGCGCAGACCTGTTCGCGGGGGGCATCGCATGACAAATGAAGCTGATATTCTGGGCCGCAAGGCTGCACGGCACCCGACGCCTGAAACCGTTATCGACCTGAGCGACGACAGCTGGCGCGGTGAGCATCACTGGCGCGTGCGGCGCAACGAGGGATGCCAGCAAGCGTTCTCGATGTCCAACGTGAAGCGCAACTCGATGAAGATCCGAAAGGTCAGCGCATGACTCTCCCAGCATACAGCCCGGCAGAAGGCCAATGGCTCGAAAGCGCGATGATCCACGGATACGTCAACGCCGCCGGTGAAAAGATCCCCGGACTACCCGGCGCAGGCAAGCGGTCCACAGGCTGCATCGGCCCCAAGGAGGTATCACTGCGCGACACCAGCGATGCCGACGCCAAGAACGAATTGGTGTTCGCCGCACTGCGCCACCACGGGCCGATTGGTACATCTGACCTGCACCGCGAGATGGGCGCCATGAGTCGCACGATGGTAGCGGAGGCGCTGTATCGGCTGCAAAAGCGCGGCAGGGCGGAATACTCCGGCCCGAGCCATGCAGCGATCTGGGTGGTGGTAGAATGATCCACCTAGCCGACATCACACAAGCTGTTGCCGAGCATTACAAGCTGCACCCGCTAGACCTAACCGGCCATTGCCGCGAGAGAGCATTCGCGCACCCTCGACAGATGGCATACGCGCTTTGCCGCGACCTGACACCCGCCAGCTACCCAGCCATCGCCGCGCACTACGGCTACCGTGACCACAGCACCATCGTACACGGCGCGGCGGCGCATATGCAGCGGGTTAGAAACGAGGAAAATGTTTGCCGAGCCCACTGCCAGATCCATCGGTCAATCAAGGCCGCCGACAATCTGGAGTTTCGCAGCGTCAGGGGTGGGGCATGACCCCCGAACAGCAAGCGCAAGTAGCGCTGGCCCGCGCTGCGATCCACCGCGGCGATACACCGGCGCAGATGGCGGCGGCAGGAATACCAGCGGCGGCAGTCAGGGAAGCGATGAAGGTGCGATACAGTGAACATTGATCCCAACACCCGCCGCCTGATGGACCGCATCGACCTACTGGAGCGGGCGAACAATGCGCAATGCGAAACCATCAGCGCATACAGGCATCGAAACTACGCGCAGGGGATCGAATTGGACGCCTACCGCGCACTGGTCGGCGAATTGAGCATCAAGCCCCGTGGCGGGGCTAAAATCAAGCGAAGGAGGCCAACATGAGCAAAGCAATCGAGTCCGCCGCCCAGTGGGCAGACGCAAAGTCAAAAATGCGCCTCAAGCACGGCACCTGCATCAAGGCCCAGAAGCGCGGCGATGTGTCGTTGGCCAAGCCAAGGTGGGATCAAGGCGCAACCGGGCAGGCAAACCGCGTTGGTCTGGTATCTGAGGCCCGCGGCGATGTTGATCCAGACACGGGTGAGCGCGTCAATCCCAACGGGGTGAAGGGCGTGCGGCGCGTTGATATGCTGGAAACTTATCATCGACTTGGCCGGATCAGCGACGCAGGCTTTACGGCTGGCGAGGCTCTAAGGGACGCTTGGACGGCAACGCAACGCAGCAAGGGAACCGACTATGCCGCAACCCGCGTTGACAGCACGTCTAAGCCAGATGCTCACATTGACATCCAGATCGACCGCATGTCTGACTATCTCGCCGTGTCCAAGCACATCATCGAGAGCGACAGGGCGATTCTGGCGGCGGTGGTGGGTGATGGCCGCACAGTCGCGCACCTCAAGCAATACCAGCGCGAAAATCTGTCCCAAGGCATGGCGCATTTACGGGCGGCGCTTGATCGGCTGGCCGTGGCTATGGTGAGATAATTGCGGGGGAGTGCAAATTAGGTGTTGCGTGATAGGGCGTAATGCCCTAATGTATATTCAGGGGCAATGAAGCCCACCACAAAGGGAAAAAATGAACACTTCAGAAATTAACGACATCGCAGGCCGGTTTGACATCAGCAATAAAGAGGCTGACCGAATTGCTGATGCAGTAGAAAATGAAGCCGAATTTATTAAAGTTTGGGAAAATACAGACTGGTGGACAGACGAAACCAACGCATGACCCGACAAGAATTCAAAGCAGCTCGGCAATCGCTGGGCTGCTCCTGCGCCGCCCTGGCCGAAACTTGGGGAATGGGTATCAACGGGGGGCGCACCATACGGAGGTGGGAGGCTGGCGACGTTCCTGTAAACCCGATAGCGGCTCACTGCATTGCTATGATGGTTAGGGACGCTCAGGCCGCTTGACACAGTAGATTATTTGCGTTACGTGATAATCGCACGACGATTTCCGCCGCCAGGCGATGCATCTAACTCAACAACTCACTCAACATAGCCCGCCCCGCATCACGCGACGGCGGGCTTTTGCGTTCGATCACGGGCTTTCGATTAAATATCAAAGGAAATCAAATGGCGCGAGGTGGTAAGCGTGATGGCGCTGGCCGCAAGCCGGGCGCGATCAACAAGTCAACGCAGGTTACTCGCGAGGCGGTAAAGGAAAGCGGTCTCACGCCGCTGGATTACCTGCTTTCAGTCATGCGTGATCCGGAATCCGAACAGTCTGAGCGAGTGGACGCGGCAAATAAGGCCGCGCCATACGTCCACGCAAAGCTGACATCGGTGGATATCAAATCAAGCGACGGCACCATGTCACCCGCCGGGCCAGCGCAGGACGCGGCACTGGCCGCGATGAACCGCAAGCACTGTGACCCCGAATGAAATTGCCGACGTCCGGTGCGGCTTGCTGGACTTCACGCGCATCATGTTCCGCGAGACGCGCAGGGTAGAGCTAAAGCTGAACTGGCATCAGGATTTAATCTGCGATGCGCTGGAGCGGGTTTTGCTGGGGCGAACAAAGCGCCTGATTATCAACGTGCCGCCGCGATCCGGCAAGACTGAACTGGCGGTCAAGAACTTCATGGCATGGGCTGGCGGGCTGTTCCCCGATAGCGAATTCATCCACGCCAGCTATTCCAAGCGGCTCGCATCGGCCAACACCTACGCCGTCCGGGCGCTCATGCAGTCTGAGGCGTATGCCGAGGCGTTCCCGTGGGTGAAGCTAAAGGGCGACAGCACCGCAAAGGATGAATTTAGAACCAGCGCGGGCGGCGTGTTTTACGCAACCGGCGCGGAAGGCACCATCACCGGATACGGCGCGGGTAAGATGCGCGACGGGTTCGGTGGGTGCTTTCCGTCAGATCAGCTCGTCGAGACAGAGCACGGGCCGCGCGAAATTGGTGATCTAGTGCGGTCCGGCCAGCCTGTCAGGGTTTGGTCTTACAGCGAAAAAGAAGGAAAATACGAGCTTCGAAATGTCCAGAGGTTTTGGAAAAACCCGGCAAACGACATTGTGAGGTTGGGATTTCAGACGGGAGCACATTCCGCTGCACCCCCGACCATGATATTTTGACAAGGCCAAGGGATGGGCTATCAGCTATTCATCTTTCGCAGTCGCTTGACTTGGTGAATGGAGAGGCCTGTAGCCGTCGCAGGCGGCCTGCCGGGTGAGCGTCCGGTCTATCGCAATCTGAATGACGCGATCACTGTGCTTTGGCTTTGCGTTCCAGATAGCGTCCGGCAAGTCCTGAGTGACCGACTTCCAAGTCT